GATCCAGTTACCCATTTTTTTACAATATCGGTAACATCCATATACAAATCTGCAGTTTGATATGTAAAATTTTGTATACATTCTAAATTATCATAATCCCACCATGTGCCACCTCCCTTTTCATTGTAGTAAGAAGATGTTACGTTTACTGATAAGTTTGAACCAAATAATATATTTGCATCAACCCAAGTTTGTGATAGATTATCCCATTCATATTGATTTATCATTGGTGGAATTTCCCACTCCACTCCTGTCTTCATAGATGTTCTATATTTCCATGAAGCACCATCTCTTGTAATTGGAACATTCGTATATTTTCCAGTTCCATTTATCCAAGATCCACTCAAAGGGTATGCATAAACAGAATACTCTTGTGGAATTTCTCGTGCATCTGCAGATCTAAGAGACAAATAATACTTTGCATTTGCAGAAATTTTACCAGCATTTATTTTTTGTTCTATTTCAGTTACATCAAATTTTATTAGTATTCTACTATTGTAAAGAGATCCAGTTGTATATTTGTATTGGTGTTTGAGTTCTAAAATAGAATCAAGTCCACTATTCAATGGAACATTTTCTTCATATAAAGTAGTATCTTTTACAGGATAAATTGAGTATATCATTAAAATGCCCTCACTCTACCAAGAATATCATTGTCTGGATATTTTATTTCAAAAATAGAAGGATCTAAAGACGGAAATATGACTCCATTTTTTGTTGCACTTTCAATATCATACATATGCATAGAATATCCAAGTGTTTGATCATGAAGATTTTTAAACTTTACACTAACAACAGTTTGGACACCTTCAACTTTATCCAATTCAGTATAGACATTACTAACAACAATGGGTTGATTTATTTGCCATTTTTTTATGTCAAAGTATTGTTTTAATTTATCAATACATTTCAGTACAACTTCATTTCCATTTTTATCCGGTAATGTTATTATATCAAATTCAATACCAATGTTAATAACATAAGCATCTTTGACTTCTATAGCATCCGTAAGTATTCTATATTCATTCAAGTATGTTTTTAAATTTTCTTTTGTTGCAGGATTTATTTTATTGAGTTTACCGAATGAATCATACCCAAGAACGTAAAATCCTAGAGCCAAATTATTTTGTCTTCTATCACTATAAAAAACATCATCGTAAGTTAATTGAGTATTTCTTGTAATATATGCTTTAGCAATAGAACCATATTTTTGTGGCATACTATAAGCACGAATTATGTAATCCTCTTTTGTTACTGCTCTATTTTGTGCAGAAAAATGAGCCAGGGCATTTTGTCTTATTTCATTAGGATCTTCTTCACTCTTTCCACCACTTGCTGGATCTGAATTTGTTACTGCAAGACTTCCTATTACTTGATTATACAAAACCGTATCTAATGCATTGCTATCTAATAGTATATTTCTACGCAACACTCTTGTTAAATCATCCGAAGACACATTATCAATTATGCCATTACCAGATGTATAATAAAATGTAAGAATAGTATTACTAGGTGCAAGTCCATATGTTTTTGTTCTTAAAAAATTTGAGGGATCTATATCAAGTGACGGTGACGTTTCTATTCCAGTTAATGAATTACCAACTAAATCTGGATTTGGTATAAATTCCTCATCACTAACATTTGATATACCAGGACCAAACATTATTTCGTGTTTACCATCGGAACCATATCTTACTGTAAATTTTCTTGTTATTTTTTTTAACTTTAATAAATATGGGGTTTCGTTTCTATAAAAACTCATGTTCTTATCATTTCTTGGTATGTTTGGAACTGCTTCGTAAACAGTATCTTGTGCAAGAAATGGAACATAATCCCATCTATTTCCTTCCGAATCCATTGCATATAAAAATTCAATTACAGTAGGATCATTTAATGTTAATTTATCGTATTTTTTAGGTTCGTTAAATTGAAAAGATGTTTCTATTATTTTTCCAGATACCGCATTTACTTGTTTTTTTAATAACCAAAATGTAATTTCACCTGTATTGTCATCGACCTCAAATGGTGTAATTTCAGTAGGACTAAAACTACTACTATGTTTAAAATCAATATATTCCGTTGTTCTAAAAATAACATCCGTATTTGATTCCGATGAAACTTGCATACCAGAATCTATAGCAAAAGCATATGCCATATCAGGAACTATTTCAGTTCCTTCCGTTTTTGATGGAACTAATTGAAATATATCCAATTTTACAGTTGCAGATGAATTTAATTTTGGTGTATATCCAAGTGATTGTGCTAAATTCATTATGTTTCGCTTTTCCGATGCGTGCAATATCATGGATTCTTGTAAATTTACATCAGTATAAAATGACAATACATCACCAACATATGCCGCCATTTCCATAAACATCATTCCAGGAGATGCTTCATTGAAATCTTGATATGTGTTTGGAAAATAATTTTTAGCAAAATCAATAAGATTTGATTTTAATGAATTAAAATCGCGAGATAAATACCTTACATCTTTTTTAATTAAATCAGCCATTGTAACCCACCGGTTGTTGATATATTGCAGATTCTATTTTTAAATTACCTGTGTCAGATATAAATATACGAATTGGTAAATTACTTGGAGATCCAGATATATTAACCGTTAGTGATATTTGTATTACATTTGAATTATCATTAGGATTGCCGTTTTCGTCCACATTAAATTTTACATCACAACTAACCACATTCAAATATGTTAGCCACCTTGATATAGCGGAAGTTATTGTTGCTGTTATTTTTTCTTTAAATTCTTCTTCATTTGATATGTTTTCAAATAAAATCCACTTCAAGTCGGTTCCAAATTCAGGTTGTAAGTATCGTTCACCCTTTCCAGTAAATAATAAAAGTTTTAAATTTGTTAATACTTGATCATAATTTGTATAACTTTGATAAAAAATTCCATTTGGATTATTAAAAGGATAGGTTACTCCTATTGCAAAGTTTGGTAAACTTTTAGGTTGAAGTAGTGGTAAATCCTTAGAAAGTGCAGTTTGTCTTCTTGGAAAATTAACTAATGCCATGTTTTATCTCCCTTTTTTTTCATCAATTTTTTTCATAAGAGCAGAATAATCTCGTGTTAATGCGGTCATAACTTCTGCCGGAACTTCTGCCTGTGAATAACCTTGTGGTATTGGTGTATTACCTCTTTCATATCCAAAACCTTCTGCCATGTCTGCAGTAAATCTAAATTCGTTTTCCATTTCAGAACTTTCTTGTAGACTCCTTTTTGTTTCAGCAAGTAATTCTTGTATAGAACCAAATTCAGTTTTTTTTGTTTTTTGTTTTGGTTTTACTGATTTATTAGAAGATTGTTGTTCTTTGTAAAGTGTCATACCATGATTTATTACAGATACGTCAGTTTTGTTTTTTGTCTTTTCGGATAATTTTTTATCTAATGCATATTCTATTTCTTCTCGAATTATTGCACGAATTTTAGTAAAAAAATTTTTAGTTTCCATCATAAACCTCATCTTAAATTTGAATTAAATACGGTATTTATTGTGTTTATTGCATCCCAGTAATTATTAAAAACTGGATATTCTGGTTCTGGATTATTTTCAACAAAGTCAAAATAAGTTTGCATAACTGGTGTTATTATCCAAGGAGAAGAAATACCTTTTCCACCAACTCTATGTTTCTTATTGTTTTCACCAATGCCATTTGGTTTTGAAATTAAAACAAATCCACCTCTTTCTCCACCACCCGGATAACCACCGAATTTAGATATATGTGTTCTGAATAATCCCATCGTATTATTCTCATTCCCAAAATTTCCGTGTGTGCTTGTGTTACCACCCAATCTAAATAATTCACCATCAACATCCAAACATGCAACAGATTCAACATGACCAGTGTGTGATACAACGGCTGCAGGCCAATCTATTATGTCCGGATTTATTGCAATTTTTAATAATTCATATCCTCTTTTCGTCATTTGTCCTTTTTCAGGATCATAGTGTATACCACCAATAAACCAAATACTATTTATTTTATCTTTATACTCTGATAGATATTTTGAATCTATGGGATGTTCAAAATTATCCGATCCATGTTTATCGTATGCCTTTTTAAATCTTTCACGAATACCAACACCATATCCGCCAGCCGGAACCTCGTCCCATAATTTTGCATCCCATTCTGCATCCAAAGATTCTTCCAATCTAGGTCTGTTTAATGGATAACCACCTGATATTATATCCGCTTCATTAGATTTTACACTAGTTGTTCCTTGTCCTGTAAATCCGCCTCTTCGTAAGAAAAAGTCTGTGGATATACCACACCAATGTGGTTCGTGTGCCCAATTTAATACAATCGATTTTCCACCATTAAATGTCCCAATCATAGGATCGTAACCCTTATTACCAGCAACCCACTTGTCTTGAATTCCGTCTAACATCATCAAATGTTGTTCTGTTCCGGATGCAGCAAGTGGTGGAAAATTACCAGTTGGTAGTTTATATCTATTTACATAACCACATTGAAAGAAATTCATTATCAAACCAACATCCAATAAACTTGGTGTATAATCTGCGGGTAGAGGTCCACCATATGGAGAGTTTTTAGCACCTCCAGTTGGATCCTGTTTTTTAGAAAGTTTAAAGTTTGAAATCAAGTTATTCCAACTTGCACCAAATCCGTATGGAATATATTGTCTTATCAAACCTCTACCGGCAATCATATATGGGTGTCTATAATCTTTTGGATAAGTTTTTCCAGGTAATGAATCTTTTACTTCCCATCCACCAGAATTATTTTTCCATATAATCCATTTCCAATTTAAAGGTGGTGTAACCGTATCACCTTTTTTACCAACACCAGCAATATCCTCTCTTAATGTATATTTTAATTTTTGATTTTTGTATACACTATAACTAAATGGAGCAAATTGTACATCCCACATTATTTTTTTACCAATATCAGACATAAATTCTGGTATAGATCCACCGTCCCATTTGTATATTGGATCAGAAACGTTCCAGTTACTAAGATATGGCCACCAATAACCTAATTCAGATGGTCTTGAATTACCCTTTACCCAAGAATCACCACCACCTCCTCCATACACATCCAATCCAGGTTTGAAAACAGAATTTATTGGCCATGTCCATTGCCAATCTGCAAAGGTTTTAAGTTGAGTATGATAATTACGAGAAAATCCATTTGCACCCCTTATGGTCCCCTTTCCACTAAATTTTCCTGGAGTTGATGTTCCGGGTACAGATGGTATCGTTCTTCCTTTTAATAACTTAATTGCTTCTTCATTTGGATTAAAAGTAGTTGTTTCTTGTTTTTTTGTTGCAGTTTTGCCTTTTGTTTTTGCATCACTTTTTCCTTTTTTACTTTTGTTTTGTTTTGAAGAACTGGCAATTTGATCGGATTTTGGTTTTTCCGTTTTTGGTTGATTTATTTTTTGTTGATCTTCTTTTGGGGTTTCTTTTGGAACCGTTATATTTTCACCACTAACTACCGATTTGTCTGATAGTTTAGCAAAATCAACTTCAATTTTGTTAGTACCAGTTTTTACCTTACCACCTTCAAGTATTACAGGAACTTCT